ACATAATCAATATAAATACATTCTTCATCATGTATAACTTGAATTTCTCCACCAAGCTTATCAATCAAATCATCATTTATATTGTTCCATGTGCTCGAATAATCTGTATATATATACAAACTATCGTTACTATCTTCTACAGTAACATCTCTTACTTTGAATTTTTTATAATTTTCCACTCGTGAGTTATGATATTCAATTAATTTTTCAAGATATTCTCTTACTGATACATTATGATATTCATTATAATTTTGTATTGAATCAATTAAATATCCTAATTCTCCTTCAGCGGTTATACTCTTTGAAAATAAACCATTATCTTTCATATCTTGTCCTGAAGGAATTATTCTACCTATAAACTCTATCTTTTGATTTTTAGAATTAATAACTCTTATACGAGTTTTATATGGCTCTATCAAATTAAAACCGGGATTATTAGGAAGTATAATAAAAGTAAATTTATCTATAACATTAATTCCCTTTTTTATAGTTCCTGTTATCTTAGGAGCTTCTTTTTCTGTACTAACTGCATTGATGATTGTTTCTTTTTTTATCATTTATTAAAACAACTTCATACATTTACAACACCTCAAACCTAAAATTTAAATTCTATATTTCCTGTTCCCGTTACTATTATTCTATTTACTCCTTTTTTTAGAGATAAACGATAATCTTTCGTAATTCCTGATGTTATTTTGTATTGATAATCATCAATATTTAACACAAAATTAGAATCACAAATAATTTGAGGTGTGATATATCTTATTCCTACGTTATATAAAAATATTTCTCTAGCTCCATTTACTTCAAATTTAGTCTGTTGAAATGTATCTGTTAAAAATCCAAATGTGTCCCATTGTGTTTGGCCTTCAAGGTCATTTTTTATCATCAAACCATAAGCAGTAAATTTTACTTTTATTGTTGCTATATATATTTCTGTATCATCTATATCAATATTATCTACTGCCTCAGCTAAAAAATAAAAGCCTGGATAATCATCATCGATTAACTCAGACTTTGATGCACTTTTTAACCAATTTGTAAATGCAATGGCCTTTGCCCTAAGCTCCTTTTTCGGATTGTCCGTAGTAGCATGTAAGTCAAACTCATATTCTAATTCTCTATCATCATAAGTTTGCTCACCATATAATTCAGTAAAATCATAACTACCTTGCATATAGGGGATTGTCTCTGTAATTTTTATAGTTGATGGAATTCCTATAGTTTTACTCTTTAACCAAGCGCCAAAGTCTCTATAACTATGTTTATCATGTAGTGTTATACCATCATCAAACATTAAGCAAGCCCCCTTTCTGTTAGTATTATATTATTTCCTTGAATTACATCTATAAACGGAGCAACTATAGATGCAAGTACTTCTCCAGATGATAAAACAAGATTAATTTTTACTTCTTCTGGTAGACTTATTTTTAAACCAGATAAAGCTTCTTTTATTTCAGAAATAAATCCTATAGAAACTGTTGGTATATTTAATGATGAAGCTACTGGAGATATATTTGTAGAAATTCCACTTAAATTAGTAGCTATTGCATCTTTTACACTTGTACTAAATTGGTCGGCTTGTTTTACTACGTTCTTAGTCTCTGCTACTATACCAACACCAACACCTCTAGCTATGAATCTACCTATTAACTCTTTCATTATTCTTGAAGGTGATTTAATTTTAAAAGCAGCTTTAAATCCTTTTACAACTCCACTTGCAAATCCAGAAATTTGACTTTTTAACCATCCTCCTGCGCCACTAATACCAGACCATATTCCTCTTACAATTTCTTTCCCTATGCTTCCCATTTTACTTGGGATAGATTTAAGGCCATTGACTAATTTATTTTTAAAATCATCAGCTGCCTTTTTACCTTTTTGAGGAAATGTAGTAGCAAAACTAATAGCCTTCTGTATTGTACTATTTAACCATTGCCAAACTCTGCTCGGTAGATTCTTTATAAAATTTATTACATTTGTTATAAATGTTCTACCTGCTTGTGATGATTTAGAGCCCATTTGAGAACCCCATGTTGTAACTTTACTAATTGTATTTAAAAGCCAAGTCCATATTTTGCCCGGCAACTGTGAAAAGAATTTAATTATGCTAGATATCCATTTAGGTACATTAGTTACTATAAAATTAATAGTATCAACATTCCACTTTACATAATATCCAATTATAAGGCCTATTACATATCCAATTTTAGCTGGCAATTGTGAAAAGAATTGGCCAACACTTTGTATAAAATTAGGTATAGTTGTTGTGACAAAGTTAACCAATGCAGTTCCCCATTCTGTAAGCTTTGTCTTTATACCTTCAATTGCATTTCCGAAGAATTCTTTTATGTTACCCCATGCATTTATAAAGAAATTCCTAAAGGCTTCATTTTTATTCCATAACACAACAAATGCTGCCACCAGTCCTACTATTAAAGCTATTATAATTCCTATTGGATTAGCTAACATTGCACTATTTAATGCCCATTGTGCTATTGTAGCACCTTCTGTTGCAGCTTTATATGCTTGAAAAGATTGAACTAATCCCATAATAATATTAGCTACTGCCATAGTTGCAAGTGCTGCACCTATTCCTGCTATTGCAGCACATACTGTTGAAGAATTTTCTATAAGCCATGATACAAAATCTTTTACTGTCGGTAAAATTTCGCTTACAAGAGGTTGTAATAATTCTGTTTGTATAGTTCTACCTAACTGTGATAATTGTGCTCCAATATCGTCATATTTAATATCATCAATCTCACCCATAGTATCAGTAGTTCTATCAAACTCGCCGTTAATATCCATAAGTGCGCTTACACCTTCAGCACCTAAGTCCTCCCACATTGTCCCAAATAATTGAGTCCCTATAGTATTTTGTTTAAGAGGATTTTTTATCTTGAATAAAGCATCAACAACTTCACCCATTGCATCAGCGCCAACTTCTCCACCTTGTGCAAATCTTTTTGTTACATCATCAACATTAAGTCCTAGTTCTTTTAATGAATCGTTTGCTGTTCCGTCTTTCATTCTTATACCGAATTCTTTTACAGCATCACCTAGCTTGTCAACTGAAAATGTTCCTGCATCAGTACCATTTTTTAGTGAATTAAACATCTCTTCTGCACTATATCCAGCTTGTGAAAAATGCACTGAATATTCATTTATAGTATCAAGTAAATCATCATTCTTGTCTAATCCATTTTGAGCCCCTTGTGCTATTAAGTTAAAAGCTTCTTCCCCACTAAGTCCGAACTGGTCCATAAGCATGTTAACTGCTCTCATACTTTCTGGTACCTCATAACCAAAAGTATCTCTTAAAGTAAGAGCTTCTTGTGTCAAATCTTTTATTTTACTTGGGTCTGTTTCTTTAGTATTTTGTGCTACCTTTGCCATTGCATCAGCAACATCTTCAAGGCTTTCACCATAATTGTTTTTATATAAATCTTGTATTTGCTCATTGAAGGCCTTCATTTCCTCAGATGATTTACCTGTCTGAGCTTGAAATGAGTTCATTGCTTGGTCTCCAGAAGTCATAAGCTCCTTAAATCCATCAATCGCAGCATTGATGCCTTGTGATACTAAGTCAGATAAAGCACCTTTTAATACTGTAAATCCACCCTCAGCTTCTTGTGCGCTATCTCCAGCATCTTGCGCTGCATCTGCTAAATCCTGTACATCTGATTCAGCCTGTGAAGAAGCATTTTCTAATTCAGATAATGAAGAATTATAATTTCTTATTTCTCTTTCTGTATTTCCAACTGCTGCTTCTTGATTAAGAATTTGTATTCTCATATTATTAGCTGCAGTTTCATTTCGTGCCTGTTCCTGTTCTACTTGATTTAATGCAGATGCTAATTGTTTAGCTTCTGTTGAAGTTTGACCAAATGCACTTACTGCCTCATTATATTGTTGTCTAAGAGCCTCGGCTCTTCTACCATTTTCCTCCTGTGCATTTGTAAGAGCCTCATATTGTTGTTGGTATGAACTTAACTTTTGTTTCTGTGCTTGTAATACACTGTTTAACTGTTCTATTTTTGCACTAATTCCATCCGTACTATTTTTCCAATCATCCATACCGGAAGTAGCAGCTTTAAATTGTGCATTTGCAAGTTTGATTATATTATTAGCTTCTTTTATCCCAGATCTAAACTCTGATATATCAACTTTAAATTTCGTAGTTACATCTTCATTTTTATTAGCCATATCCTCACCTCTTTTTTACAAAAAATAAAGAAGACCTAGAACCAATTGTCTCCTGCAGGTCTTCTTGTAATATTTTGTTTTTATTTTTATTTTTAGCTTCTCTTCTATTTTTTCTACCTAGCCTTTTTATCAATAAGAAAATTTCACTTGCTCGAGTTTTTCTTATTTCAACTGGATTTAGTGAAGGAAATCGCTCTGAAATAGAAACTTCCATATCAAATATTATGTCATATATAGGAATATTAGTTATTTGTGTCTCGTCTGCTTTCCCTCATTAGTACTATTTATTCCACTAATAGAAAATTTGACTATATTCATAAACACTGGAACTAATTCTTTTATTTTCGTTCTCTTAATTTCCTCCTCAGTAATCCCTGGAAATACTTCTTTAAGTAAGCCTTTCAACTTAGGAACAACTTGTACAACAATTCTAGCTATTTCCATTTCATTTTCTTTTTTATCTAACTTATCTATATCTATAAGATCTAACATATCATCAACTGTACCAAATAAAATATCATACGTATCACTTTGGTATGTTTTTTCTACTTCACCATTTTTATATATATTTAATTTTAATTCCATTTATATTATCCTCCTAAGCTTTTGTTAGTTTATTGGCTTGTTGTTCATTTTCTGAAGCAGTTTTGGGTTGTAAATTTTCTGGAGTCATTACTGTAGTAAAAAATCCATCTAATTTAGCTTTATCACATCTTTCATCTAAAACTATAGCCTTTATACTTGTCTTTTCATCATTAACATCAAATTTATGTGTTGTATAAATTCCTGTAAACGGTATTTGCATATTATTACTTTCAGTTCCATCATCTTCTGTTGCAACTGTTTCTTCAGGAATACCGAAAGTTCCTTTATGTCTCCAAACATATCTATATTTTCCATCTGTACCTTTTGTTTTATATCCAATTGCAAAATATTTTACTTTTCTTGGAGTTTCTATCATTGCACCTGTAGTTGCATCAAATGTTTTTCCAGTTATCTCAGCTTGTTTTTCAAGTGACAATACTGAAGTTGTTAATGTAAAATCATCTGTTCCTTCTGAGTTTACAACTATCATTGCCATATTATCATAATACTTTGCAGATGAATCTGTAGCTGTACTCTTTCCAATTTCAGCAACACCAGCTAAACTTTTTACTTCTCCAGTAGTATAGTTTTCTTCACTATCTTCTGTTACTTCTGCATAAACTAATCCTTCTACACCTCTAAACTCAAAAAACTGTATCCATACTTATACCTCCTTATAAAAAATAGTCAACATTTTACCTGTATGACTTTTAATATCACTCCTTGCATCAATAGGACCTTGAACTATAAACTTATTTTTCTTTAACACTGCTTTAACTTCATTTATTTTGTTTTCTATAAGTTCTGGATCACTTGAATAAAAATAAATCCAATATCCAAAGTCAGATGCATATGACTCATTGTCATAAAATAAATCCCCATCATTTTGGAAATTCCAAAATGTAAAAAAGCTATCTGGATAATCATCTACAGATAAAAGGCTACCCTGTAAATGCACAGGATAGCCAAATGATTCTAATAGATTAATTAATTTTTCTCTCATCCTCTTAATATTCCTTTTTCAAATACTTCTTTCTGTTTTTTTCTAACTTTACTCTTAGTTCGTGATCCATAAATACTGTCATATAGCTCCATATCCGGCTCTATTGTTGGTGTCCCATACATAAGAAATATAGAGGCTAATCCTCCATCTCTTATAGAAAACCAACTTTAACTTCTGCTACCTCTCCAGTCCATTCAACTTTTTTATCATTAACTATAGACTCTTCTGTAGCACCAGTTAAATTATGTGGGGCTATACCTTTATGAATACCTGGAGTAATTTCTGCAGATGATGCCTTTAATGCATTTTCTGTAACTCTTTTTATATCTTTATCCATCCTTTGAAGTCTTCTTATATATTCATTCATGCCAGTAAATTTAAGTTCCATTTTAGCACTCATTTAAGCACCACCTTTTACTCTTTGGACTTTAAATTTTATAAATTGATTTCTCATATTTATATTTTCCGGCTCCCCTAGTATCTCATATCTTTTCTCATCCATAGTCTCAATAATACAATCAGATTTTATATCTGGTCTATACCATGTTTCTATTTGTGCTGTATCTATTATGTTATAAGTACCATTTTTTTCAGTCTCAGTCCCTCCAAAAGTTTTAAAGCTAACATTTATTATGGCAATTTGTATATAGTCTTTTTTTAATACACCATTAATACTCTTTTTAGTTGGACCTAATAGCCTAACTGTAAAAGTAAATGGTAGTGATGGCCTATAAGCTTTCATCATTTATCACCTGCTTTGCTTTGCTACAAACTTGGATAGCCCTTTGCATGAAATAAGGGCTAAGTGCAGCATCACCTGCTCCATAGCCCCATAAATCTGACACTCCTCTTGTTATAAGTCCAATACATTTTGGACTCATAACATATTCTTCATTAGCTCCAGCATCTATAAGAAAATATGCAACTTCTTCAATATAGCCTTTTATCGTATCATCTTGAAACTCTCCAGTTATACCTAAATTAGATTTTACTTTATTAAGTACGTTATCTGGAATATTCATTTTTAACACATCCTAATTATTTTTTTGGTCATCAGTAGATTGAGTTGGTGCTGCACCTTTTTTAATTACTAATACTCCATTAGGGTCTAATAATTTACCATCACAAATTAATATACATTTATTTTTTTATTTCATTTGTGTCATGATCTATCCACTTAACAGTTTGCATATCAAGATTACTATTTATTGCATAGTCAGATAGATTTACAAATACAGCTATTACATCACCAGTACTTGCATCATCATAAGCTGCTATAATATCATCTTCTACTGTTTCAACATTTTTTCCACCAAATCTGTATGTTTCGCCACCATCTATACCATAGTTTACTCTACCTATAGGTTGACCTTGTTTATCTACCATACCATCTATATATCCATCAAAAGTACCTTGAGCCATAAAGAATTCACCATTTCTATAAGCTTTTTTCATTTTAGCAAATACTTTTTCTTCCATGCGCTCCAGCTTGTTATATCATCTGGTATTAAAGTAATTACATTCTTACTTGGAACTCTAGAATCTGTTAATATACCAGTTGGTTGTCCTGAACCAGTTCCATTTATAACTGCTTTTTCTAAAGCTATTGTCATAGCTTCAACTGCTAACGGAACGAATAATTCTTGGAACATAGCAAGAGTTGTAACATTTACAAGTAATGTTTGTGCTATTTTACATTCAAGTCCATAGTAGTTAAATGATATTTTATCTTTTGCTTGTATTTTTTGATCATCACTTGTAGTTGTTTCTCCTATCCATGAAGCCGTAGGTTTTAAAGATAATATAGGTACTTGAACACCACCTTGTATATTTAATTTTCTTACTTTATTATATATATTTCCATAAGATTTTAATTCTGTTATTATCTCATTTAATATACTTGTAGGAATAACTGCTCCAGCATCAGTAGTTGTTGTTACTGCATTTGTTCTAATTTCTGTTGGTATAACTTCTTTTGGGATAGGTGTATTTCTACAAACATAATTCATAAATGCAGTGCGATATTCTTCTGTATCGTATGGATCTACATTTCTTTCTTCTTTTTTACCATTGGCTTGTGAGTAGCTTTTTATTGGATTAAATTTTCCTCTAGTTTCTTTTGAAAAATCTTCACCTCTATTTTCCCCTTCTGAAGATTCTCCTTCTTGTCCTTCTTCACCTTCACCTTCATCTTCTAACTCAGCTAATTTTTCTTTAGCATCATTTAATTCATCTAATACAGATTGAAGTGTATCTCCAAGTGCTCTAACTTCATCTGCATCTTGAGATTCCTTTATTTTTTTTCTTAATTCTTTTGCCATTGCTGTTTTATTAGTTATTATTTTTTGTAAAAATTCATTCATAATATTTATACCTCCTCTATTCCTAATAATAATATTTAATTTTAATTTTCTACTCTAAATTCTTTTTTTCTAGTATCTTGCTTTGAATCTTTTAGCACTATTTAAAGTTTCTTTATTTCTGAGTATTTATTTCATGTTGATTCATATGCTGGAAATGTTACTGCACTAACTTCATGCAATCACTTGATATTCCTAGAATTCTACGAGTCGGATAATCTGTGTCTAGATTTTCCCATTCCTCAGAATC